GGCCTATCACAGGCATTCTTGAACGAGTTGAGACCCGTATTGATCTTGCCACGACCAAGGCCACCTCAGGCATTTTGGGTGGCACAGCAGTCATTGCGGGGGGCTTGAGTGCCTATTTTCTCTTTAAGGCTATTAGTTTGTATCGAAATCGCGACAAGTTGACTCCCGAAATGCTTTCTCGGAAGACTAAGTCACTGTTGTCTGCTCTTGGTGCAACTGGCATGATAGCTGCCTCTAAGCTTACTCGAGATGTCACTGTTGATAGTGCTATCGAGGTTATCACTCGTATTGGTCAACTTTCTAATTCGTTCAACACCGTGCTCAATATGGCTGACATCATTGGTGATGGTGCCATTTCTCTCTTGCCACAAATGTTGCAGGAGGAGAAAGATGATGGCCTCAGGTTCAAACGTGAGCCCAAAGACATTATCGATTTAGATGATTATCGCGGTTCTTATGTTGAAATGAATGATGCCGATTGGTGCCATCTTGTAGGCTTACCTTATGGCACAGCCTTGAATGAGTTTGGTATTCCTCTTGACACTTCTGCTCAGCAGGTGTGTGCCGCTGAGGCTGCTAGGCAAATGTCCTACTTTTCTAAGCAGGGAGTCACTGATTTGCCACCTTATGTTCGAGCCGAGGCTATTTATGTTAATGCACAGAGGTTGCGGCGTGTTCCGAAACTCGGTTGCTGGGCTCGATTTAAAAATTGGTGGTGGCCCCCTGTTGCTGAACCGCCGGTTTTTACTCGTTTTGATATCATCATGGCTAGGGCGAAGAAGATTTCCTCTAATCGCAAGGTGCAAGGTGGTTTTGTTACCCTTGCAGTTCTTGCTTGTCTTTATGCCTTATGGGTGTCCAAGAAGCGAAGAGTTTCGAGTCTTCCACCCCCCACTCCCATTGATGTTGAAGTTAAAGCCGTGGTTTCTAGCCTTGTTGATCAAGTTGTTTTTTCTGGGCTTTCCTCAGAGGGGAAGAAGAAGAAGAAGAGTGCTAAAGCTAAACTCGTCTGGAAGAAGGCTGGCTATAAATATAATCCCCTTACTCAGTACCCTGATGGTCGTCCTATGTCGGACAATATTATCAATACTCTCAAATCTTGGAAGTCGAATGATGATATTGATTCCCTTGACGTTCCTTGGGCGGCTAGGGCTGCTCTTCATGATTTGGCCGATTCTGGTGCAGAACCTGACTTTGATCCATATTATTATGAACCGAACGATCAGGATGACTATCCGACTTTGTCGGATGCTCGCCGAAAATTTCTCAAATCTGATGATGCTAAGAATGCTGTTCTTGAACGTGTTTCCGGTGGTTTTGGTCGTCAATTTGACGGCTATGACAGTAAGTCGGGTAGGTGGGACGACAGTGAAGATGTCCTCCGTGAAAGAAATGTCACTGTCCGAGACCTCGGTCCCGAGTTTAAGGCTGCTGTTCTTTCTACCGTCAAACCTTATGATGATTCTGAGGTTAAGGCCAAACTTGCTTCTATCGCTTCTTCAGTTCGTGAGTATGATGACTCTCACATTCGTGCTCAGGTTGTTGCATTACACGAGTCCAATCAACGTCTTGTTGACTCATTTAAGCGGTTGCGTGACGATCTTGCCTCTACTTCTTCGCCCGCTAAGCCTGAAAGTATGAAGGCTGGTCACATTCCTCATGTTTCTCCTACTCTTCGGTTTGTTACATCCAAGTCTTCTGGCACTGAGCGTTTTTCTAACTCTTTTCAAGTTGGGGATAAGATTTTTGTTCCCCAACATATTGCTGGTGGTTGTGAGAAGTTTCAACTTTCTGCCAAGAATTGGAAAACCCTCCCTGAGTATCTTTCCTATGATATTGTTCAGGGCCATTTTGATCTTGTGTGCGTTAAAGCTCATGGTGATGCTATGCCTATGCCTAAATTCCGTGCGCCCGTTCGTGGTGAGATTGTTACCTTTCACTATATTGTACCCCAGACAAAGAAAAAAGTTATTTCTATGGGGCAGATTGGTGATAAGGTCAAAATTACTCGGTCAGACGACGGAAAGTTGCAGGATCTGGACGTCTGGGAATTTTCCGGCACCACTGAAGCCGGTTCATGTGGTGGGGTTTACGTTGCTGCAGATGGTTCTTGGGTTGGATACCATGGCGTTGGCACACAGAAACAGTCTGCTAAGAATTTGTTCTATCCTTTCCATTCTTCCTCTTCCTCTATTGGCAGGATTGTGTGTAAGGGCGAGGTTCCATGCAATAGACCTCATACCCTCACTTTTCAACCTATGCAGGCTCCAAGCTCTTTAAACTTGTAGCGGAGAGCGACGCGGTGATGTCTCTCTCTGATTTTTATTTTATTCACCCTTCTTCTAGCCCAGATATTGGTCCTAATGTCAAGACCATTGGGCGTATGCCACGGCATTTTGTTGGTGACAAGCCTGCTCCTACCTGGAGAGATCCACTTATGTCACAATTTATTCGTGGTCCAGGCTCTTGGGCATTTGACGAAAAGATTCTTCAAGATCCCATGCCCTTCAGTCGCAATCCTCGTACTTTGCAGCTTGCTCGGGCAGCTCTTCGCAGATACGATCGTCCCTGTGATCCCCTTGGTGACCGTGTTAAGTCATATTATCGCACCGCCGCTCTTTGGGCTGATGCTGAATTTGGTCGATATGTCCGCAACTCTCGGATATATTCTTACGATGAGGCTCAGTCCACCCTTGACCCATCTAAAGCCGCTGGTGCGCCTTGGTCTTTATATTATGCTTCTAAAGGCCAGTATTGGGCTTCCCCTGATGCTATCATGTTTGACCAGTATTGGGATCTTCTTTGTACAGATGCTGGGCCCCCTAGTGTTTGTGCTCAGATTGGTAAAGACCAGCTTCAGGCCTTTGAAGACAATTTTGCGGGCAAGATGCGTACTGTCACCTCTATGGATGTTAATCACGTTCTCAGTCATGCAATTTTTTGTGCTGATCAGAATAAGCGATTCCAGAGTGCAGCCTTAGTTACATCCAGTGCATATGGTATGTCCCTTCTTAATGGTGGCGCCAACCGACTTGTCCATATGATGGAGCGAGATTGCAAAAAACCTAGTACCCTCGAGCTCGATGGTAAGCGATTTGATGCCAGATTTTCATCATTCCTTTTTGATCTTATTCGAGATCTTCGTTGGTCCTGGTTGTCCGATGAGTGGAAAACCCCTGACAATAAGAAGCGATTTGATAATATTTACCGCCTTCTATGGTCTTCTCCTTTGTTAGGGTTAGACGGTGTTCTTTATTCTCGGTACATTGGCAATCCGTCTGGCCAACTGTGTACTACTGTTGACAATACTATTAAAAATTTTATGGACATGTGTGTTCTGTGGATGCTCTGCACTGATCCTAAATTTCACTTTTATGCGGTTTTTTCATCCAAAATTCGCCTGTGCCTCTATGGTGATGATGTTAATATCACTGTGCACCACGATTTCCACCATCTTTTTAATGCTGATTCAATCCTTTCCGCTTCAGCTCATATTGATATGGAGTATACCTTTGCTTCCATGGATTTTCGGTGGTTTCATGAATGTACTTTCTTAGGTCATTCTTTTTCTCGATCTCAACTTCCCGGCACTAGTTTCTGGTTTTGGCTTCCCATGATTTCATGTGTTAAGATGGTTTGCAGCTACCTTTGTTGGGGCTCTGACCAAGACTCTCCTACTGCTCGTCTTGAGGCCCTATGTGGCATTCGCAATGAAACTTTTGGTTGTCCTCATTGTCGAAAGTTCTACTCACAGTTTTATGAGTGGGTTCTCCCCAAGTACGGGATCGATTATTTCCCTGGCTACTTGCCGGATGTCTCTCTTTGGGCACTGTACACTGGCCTTAGTGAATCGGAATTTGGATTGTTT